AGCTTGGTGATGCTAGCCACCCCGTTCGCGCCGTTCCCGTTGACGTTGTACGCGAGGTACGCGTCGATGGTCCAGCCCCCGGTAGCCGGGGCTGCGCCGCCGTCGGTCAAGGTCTGGTCAAAGGACACCATCGCCTCTTTCGTGGCGTTGTCTCGGTTGTGAAGGTTGAGCGCGAGGTGCCTGGTAGCTGGCAGGTTGACCTGCGTGCAGACATTCGAGGTGCCGGTCGTGATGACCTGCACATGCGGGAGGTGGGTGGGCGCGAGGGTGACGGCCATTAGTCGATCCCGTCGCGCGTCAGGACAAACGCCAGATGAAGCGCGGCGCGGACGATGCGCCGGCGCTCGGCACGCGTGACCTTGGTCCCGCCGTCGCTACTCGCACGGGTCGCGGCGCGCATTTCCGTGATGACGGCGAGCACCTCAGTGGGCAGCTCGACTAGCTCGGCAGGGTCGTAGGGCATGGGCCTCCTGTTCGTCGCCCCCGACTGCCCCGACACTATGCCGAGGACGCCGAGGGCAACGTGCGCCCGATTAAGCGCACGCACAGAGTACCCCATAGCGAGACGACGCGCCGCCTCGACACCATGCCGGGGTAGCGCGTCGCCTTTCTGGGGTAGGGGTCCCCTAGGTGACCTAGTAACGCTTCGGCGTGTAGGTCTTGCCATCGAAGTACAGGCTCTCGCCGCATCGCTTCGGGTCCCGGTAGGGCGCACCGAGGCTAATGTGCAGCCACGCGCTACCAGGCGGCTTCTCCAGGATGCACTGGCCGAAGGCGATCCCGCTCTCGACCACGATCCAGCGGTGGAGCTCGTCCACCGTGACGGCGGGACACACGATGTCCGCGGCTTCGCCCTTGGAGTGCTGGGAGGTGGCGCTCCCGCCCACTGCCGCGTTGACGGCGGGGCCTCGGAAGCCAGAGTTGACGCGCACGGCCCCGAACTTCGCGCGGATCACTTCCAGCATCTGGGCAACGAGCTTGAGCCGGTCGTAGTAGTCGCGGGCCTCGCGGCGGTTGGCGTCCTGGAGGTCGGCCTTGCCCGTGCGGGTGAGCTCCTCGAAGGAGAAGTGTTCAGTCAGGGTCATTCGTCACGCTCCCGTTCTTGGTCCCGAAAAAGTACGCGAACGTCATAAGGCAAATGTCCTCGATGAACGAAACGATGGAGGACCGTTCGCCTTCCCGGAGCAGGAGCACGTCGGGCCCAGCGATGAGCAGGTCGCAGATATAGACCGCGACCAGAAACGCTACCATCGAGGTCGCGAAGAAAGTCAGAGACTCAACCATGCTCTTCGTTCGCGAGAAGATCCGCGCGACGAGGAGCTGGACGACGACGACGACCGCGAGGCCGAATAAGATAGCGGCAACGGTGCCGCCCTGCGTGTCGTACAGGGAAGAGAAGACACCGCTGGCCTCTACCGTTGCAACCTCTGCGACCGTCACAGTCGGTTGCTCCACGATGACGGCATCGTCCACCACCTGGGCGACGATGGCATCCTTTGCGGTATCTGTGGGTTCCATCAGTCCACGTAGTCGCGTGCAACGTGAGCAGTGAACAGGCCGAGACGCTGGAGCAGCTCGCGCACCTCAGACTTGTCGAGACGCTTGTTCCCCTGGCTATCGGGCTTGAGGGACTTGACGATAAACTCGACCAGTCCCTCCGCTTCCACGGCCAGAGCGATGGCTTCCTTGGTGTCGATGGGCATGGTGGCTCCTACGGTACAAGCTTGTTCTTGATGGTGTGGATGTCGGACTCGACACGGTCTAGTCGCGTGTCAAGCTGGCTAATCGCAGCCTCAAACATCTTTCGGTCACGCTCATGGGCGGCGACGTTCTTCTCTAGCGCGACGACCATGTTCTTTAAGCTCACAGCCTGAGACTCAAGGTACGCCTGAAAGACCGGGACAAGCCTTGTCGCAAGCCACCAAAGGATACCTATTGCGAGCGCAAGCGCGCCAAGAGGTCCGGTGACTGCTGCAACAAAAGTCTCTAGTGCCATCGTCTCTCCTAGTAAGCCTCCTTAACCTACAAGCTTAAACCTCGCGATCTCTTGCTTGGTCGCGTCCTCCAGCTCGCAGTAGTCTTCTTCCCAGATATGCACCACCACACCCGGATACGCGGGCAGTGTCGTTACGCCACAGGTCACGGGCACGGAGGCGAACGCAGTCTTCGGGTAGTACCCGACGTACTGTTCGATCTGCTCTAGGTAGGTCATAGCGTCCTCAATACTTCAGGAAGAGGGCATCGCCCGTCGCGGAGGAGGTGCTGGCACCGACCCCGTAGGCTGAGATGACACCAGGGGAGGACTCCACGCGCGTGTGGTAGAGCATCGGGCGGGACCAGAACATTTCGCGGACGCGTCCAGCCCACCCGCTTGACGCAGAGATGAACAGAGGCTGGCCTGGGAACTGTGCTGCGAGATCGGTCATCTGCGATGTGGTCTGCGTTCCCGTCGTGAGCCATTGACGCGCTACCGTGTCCACGGTGCTGACACCCGGACGCCAAACGTACCCGTGAGCAACTCCCGCGCCCGTCCCATGCACCCACATCCCACCGGTACTCGCAGAGCCGAGAAAGTTACTGACGAGCGCGCCGCCGCAGACGACGACACCGTAGCGACGACCGTCTGTCTCAGCCGTTGCTGCTGCCGTCGTCTCCGGGTCGTAGATGGCCCCAGCCAGCGCGAACTGCACGCCCGTACCGTTGGTCAACACCTCAACGATGATGGTTTCTTGCGTCTCGTAGACACATGCCGACAACGTCGTGAAGCCAGCAGCCGACGCCATCGCCCGCGTGTACCCCATGAACCGCGCGGTCGTGAACGGGGTCGCGCCGTTCCACGTCGTGAACGCGCCCGCGCTTAGCTGGTGACTGATGAGCAGACTACTCGCCAAGAACGAGTCTGGCGAGATCATCGTCGGCGAGGGTGCGGGGGCAGCCGACCTGCCCGCGAGGATGACGCGCTGGGCCATCGTTCCGTTCGCGGGCGTGGCGTAGAGAGCCTCGGTCACGCCTGCGTTCTGATAGCGCGTCCACGTCCAGCCTGTCGCGCCTGCGCCCGTAAATAGGCGTGCGCTACCGTCTGAGTAGGTTGTCACGGTGGGTCCGACAACGGTCCAGATGGCGTCAAGGAGGGCCGCGATGGTCGCGCTACCGGCACTCACCGTAGCGAGGCGACGATGAGTCAGGGCTACGAGGCTCACAGGATGCTCCCGGAGAAGACGACGGCACCGTTCATGGTCGGAACCGTACCGTCGATGATGAGGTCGCTGCTAGTGACGAGGAACATGCCCGCCACTAGCGGCACCCACTGGAGCGTCCCAGCACGACGCACAAGCATCGTCTCGTCGGTCGTGGCCTGCACCACCGCCGCCGTCCCGCCGCCGTTCCACGCGGCAACGGCAGTCGAGCTGCCCGTGTGCCCTGCCGACGCCCACGCGAGGGCACTGAGAGCCGTGTGCGCGGGCACAGTGGGCGTACCGTGCGAGTGGTCCCCGCGCGCGAAGTCCGTGGACACGCCGACGACAGGCGACAGGCCCGGCGTGGTCCCCGACACGACCGTAGTCGAGGGCGTGCCACCACCACCACCCGTGGCAGCGATGGTGAGCACAATCTCATCTGGTGCGCTTATCGACCCAGACTCAGACAGGCTGATGCCGGAACCAGCCGAAAAAGAGGCGACACGCTGCACCATGTTGAGTTTACGGTACAGCGCAACGCGGATCACGGCAGCATCTCCACCCAGACATGCGGCGGTTCAAACGTCCACCCCTCGTCAGCCGCCTGCTGTTGGAGGAACGGCGGGCACCCAAGGAAGTATCTGCCCGTATCTGGATGCTGGGCGAGCTGCGCGTCAATGTAGGACTGAGTCGCGTCAGCCTCAAAGATGAGCCATGTCTGGGTGTTCATACCAGCACCACCACCTGAACCGAACCAGGCCTACCTGCCGTACCAGCCCCGCCTGCCCCAAAGCCTGTGCCGCCAGCCCCGCCAAGAGCTTGGACAATCCCGACAGAAGCCACACTTGTGGTGGTGGCAAGAAGGACCGCGCCGCCGCCGCCGCCTGCACCACCACCTGCGTCACCCGCAGTTCCTGCGCCGTTCGCGCCTGCGCCAGCGTTGGCTGAGATGCGACCAGCGTTCACCACATTCTTCGCCGCAACCCAGACAAGACCTGCGCCCGCGCCGCCGCCGCCGCCTGAGCACAGGACATTGTTGGACCCGCCCCCGCCGCCACCGCTGCCACCGTTGAACGGGAGCTGGGCACCACCGTTGTTGAAGCGTCCCTGCTGCGGCCAAGCCGTGCCGTGCCAACGCTGGCCCTGAGTGGGCTGCGTGCAAGCTCCACCGACGCCACCGAGGTTAGCTCCACCCGCCCCTCCGGCTAAACCGGCAGGAGCAAGACCCGCACCGTTCAGGGAGCTGTTGCCACCGGAAGTGACACCGGCCCCGCCAACAGCGTTTGTCCCGCCGCCGCCGCCACCACCGGCCTGCGCGTTCAGCGTATTCCGTGCTGCGAGGCCCGTACCTCCGGTAGCACCAACTGCGCCTGTGATTGGGTTGAAGTCATCGTTGATGGAGCCGCCCGCCTGGATGGTCAGCGTCCCCTTGACGAAGAGACGGAAACCAGCGGGCTTTAGCGTGCCGGTTCCCGTAATCGTCAGGTTGCCATAGTACGTCTCCCTGCTAAGCGTGGTCAGAACGGCAAGGACTGCATCTCCGTCCATGCCATCGCCAAACCAGCCATCAACCGTGGGAGTATACGCGCTGCCGCCACCACCGCTAAGCGGCGTAGGAAGTACTTGAGAGCTGCCCATGCTACCTCCTAGCGGACGATGTCGAAGTAGACTTCGTACTGGAAGACGTTGTCTGCACCAGCATCCGGGGAGGGCTGAAGGTACAGCTTCCCTGTGGCATCCGTGAAGACGTAGACCTCAGCAACCACGTCAAACAAGTCGGCTACCGCAGTTGCGGTACCCACGAACTCCTGGTCGATGCTGCCGTTCGCCGCACCGCTCACCTTGAAGATGCGCGGTGTGAAGTTGGCACCAGCACCAGCCGTCCGCTTGAGCTTGACGCGCTTGATGACGATCTTGGTGAGCCGGTCAGACACGACCAGGTCGGTCTGGGTAGTCGCCCCAGACACACCCGTCGTGCCCGTCAGCCGAGAGACGGGCTGAGGGGCGACGGCACTCATTAGGCCACCCGAACGAGCGTCACGACAACCGCGAACTCAGCGTTGCCGCCAGCCTTGACGACGGTGAGGGTCGCACTCACCCCAGCGTTGAACGTGCTGTAGGTGTCGTCAATCGAGCTGGCGTAGTTCGTATGACCGCGCGCGTTGTTGTTGAAGCTGATTGCGTTCGACACGGCGTTCGCACCGTTCTTGAGCTGGACCGTGTTGATGAACGCACCGGTCGCAGCGTTGATCTTCTGCACCGCTACGCCGACGATGCGGCACTTGAACGGGAGCACGTAGGTCGTGTCGCCCGCAGCGTCAGGCGTGTTGAGGATGACGACGAGCGGCATCACCGGAGCCGACGTTCCGCTAGGGGCGACGGGCGTGGTGTTCGCGACGATGGCCCCGTCGAAGGCGTTGGCCTCCAGCTTGGGGGCAGTAACTTCACCGTTGTGGATGAACTGGCGACGGATGTAGGGCATGAGTCCTCTCTTTCAACCCCGCCACAGCCTGCGCTGCTAGCCCTCCAAGGTGGTCGGACCATCCGACTCCTCACGCTAGACCGGGGTCGCAAAAACCTACCACTTATTGTCAAGTCGCGCTACTTGAGCAAAGAGCTTGGAGAGGCAGTGCCGTTGAAAGAAGGGACATCCCAGAAGACAATAAGTGCAAACATCTCCAAGCTGGCGAACGAGAAACCTAAGATGCCGCACGCTCAGCGCATCGCTATCGCTCTCTCAAAGGCTCGCGGGAAGAAGAAGTAGATGGCCCGTAGACCAGAGCCTCAAGGCATCATCGACGGAGCAGCCGTCCGCGCAGCTATGCAGCGTGACCGCTTCGTGCAGATTTGCCGCATCGTCCGCGAGAACGAAACCATCGGGTGCCTAGAGATTACGCCCAACCAGAGGCTTGTCCTGCAAGCGTGCATGGACCACCGCTGGGTCATGGTGAAGAAGTACCGGCAGGCCAAGATCACCACGCTGATGATCCTCGACCTCCTTGGTCAGTGCATGTACTCCCCTGGTGTACAAGGCGTGCTCATCGCGGAGAAGTACGACACGGCTGAGACTGCGTGGGGCCGTGCTCGATACGCCTACGACTACCTGCCCGACGCCATCAAGATCCCCTCGCGCTCTGGTCGTGACCCTGCCAAGCGAGAGCTTGAGTTCACGCACGGTGGACGCATCAAGGCAATCACCGCTGCGACCGGTACGCCTGCCATCGGCAACTCTCCAGACCGTGTCGTCATCACGGAGTACGACGAGTTCCCCGACCAGGACAACTTCAACGAGCACTTCTTCCCATCGGTCGCAAAGCGTGAGAACGCTCGCGTCGTGATGGAGTCTACGCCGGGACGACAGGGCACCACCTCGCATACGATGTGGCTCAAGGCTCTGGAGGGCAAGAGCCAGTTCCATCCCATCTTCCTCAAGTGGTGGCTGGACGACTCCTGCACACGACACGACTCCAGCTTTGTCCCCGACAACGAGGAGCTACGTCTTATCGACAAGCTCCCCGGCATCACGCACGCCCACCTCGCGTTCCGTCGCCAGCGACTCGATACCGAGTTCGTGGGTGACGACCGAAGGTTCAGGCACAAGTACCCCTACGGGGAGTACGACGGATGGACGACCGACGAAGGGAACATTCTCCCGCCAGAGGCTCTGCTGGTCATGCTCCCGCTTGCGACCCCGGTCAACGACGCGGAGGAGTACACCTTTGAGCCTCGCGAGCCAGGGTGCCCGTACCTTATGACCGTGGACCCCGCTGGCTACGGAGACAACGGTGACCCGTCAGCCATCACCATCTGGAACTGCTGGGACCATAGTGAGGCGTTCTGCTGGTCGGGCCGCGAGGATCCGGGCCGTCTCGCCAACCGCATCATGCGCCTCCAGTCTCAGTGGGACTGTGACGTAGTGGTCGAGAGCAACGCTCCCGCATGCGTGCAGGCTCTCGTCGGCATGCGCTGCCCGAGGCTCTACCACACCAGCGCAAGCCACCCCGGCTTCTACACGACCAGCGTAGGGAAGAGTGCCGCCATCGTCACCTTGGTCGAGATGCTCCGTGCCGACGAGATCGTGATCCGCAGCAAGCCCACCGTCCACCAGCTTCTCCAGTGGGATGGTGAGAGCCGGAAGCGTGGTCGTGGCGAGCACGGCAAGCACCACTTCGACCGTGCAATGACGGTGCTGATGGCTGCGGCGATGTTCCGCAAGCGTGGTTACGGGCTGCGTCCAGCAGGTACTCGACCCGCTAAGCAGATGAAGGCAGGCCAGACCGCCGTTATGAGCGCGGTAGACCTCGACGCATACTTCAAGCAGACTCGTCGCAAGACGCTAGGGATACACCCATGAAGGCAACTGAGTATCTCCCGACCATCCAGCGACACATCGAGGTCTTCCGGTCCACCGAGAAGCTCGCCTTCGACCGTCTCCTGCGGTTCTACCAGGGCAAGTTCTACTCGGACAAAGAAGGTGGCGGTCCCAGCGAGAGCGAGCTGATCACGACCAGCATCAACCTCACGTTCGCCATCGTTGAGACTGCGGTCAGCACGATGACCCCGCGCAACCCGCAGGTCACTGCGATGCTCCGCGCCATGTCCCCCGACGATAGCGTGCGTGGCCTTGAAGGCGTGGTCAACCTCGCTCTCGACTCAGCCGACTACTACTCTGAACTGACGATGCTCATTCAGGATGCAGTCCTGTACGGTCGCGCTGTCGTCAAGACGACGTGGGACGTAGAGTCTGACCTTCCGATGGCAAAAGTCTGCGACGTGCGCGGCGTCTTCTACGACCTTGCCGCCAAGCGTCCGTCCGACATCCGCTACTGGATCGAGACGACGCTGCTCAGTGAGGAGCAGTTCCGCGAGCGTGTAGCCAGCGGCATGTACGCATCGTGGGCCAACAGCGTTGGTGGCGACTCGTACCCGAAGTGGCTCATGCAGGACACGGGCACCAGCGTCAGCAGGCAAGACCTCAAGAACTTCCAGCCGTGGATCACGGTGTACGAAGTCTACGATGTCGAGGCTGGTCGCGTCGTCCACATCCACCCGGACAACCCGCAGCCTCTCATGGAGGATGCGCTCGTCTACGTGCCGTTCAGCCTGCTCACGCTGAACAGCAACGGGGAGGACTGTCGTGGCCTCAGCGAGATCTCGCTCATCTCCGACAACCAGGAGGAGCTGAACCACATCCGCACCTACCTCCTCAACATCGCCCGCTTGAGCATCCCGAAGGTCGCCTACGACTCGACGGCTGCACAGAGCGAGGACATGGCGATGGCGCAGGAGGCTCCGGTCGGTTCGTTGACCGGCATCCGCACGACCAATGGTCAGCCGCTCTCGACGGTGTTTCACCCGTGGCCTATGCCTGAGCCCCCGGCTGCGCTCTTTGAGATGGCGTCCTCGCTGGAGAAGAGCATTGCTACGGTGTCTGCCCTTGCCGACGCTCAGCGTGGACAGGTCACAGGCGCACGTACCGCGACCGAGTTGGCCTTGGTCGAGGGCCAGCTCCGCAACCGGCTTGCCTCTCGCCAGCGGCGCATCGACACGGTCACCATCGACGTAGCGCAGAAGATGGCGTTGCTCGTTGCCAAGTACATGCAGACCGAGAAGGTCGTGCAGCTCACCGGCTATGGCGAGCCGAAGACGGTCTACCCGCAGACCCTCGACGGTGTGAAGGCTCAGTTCAAGGTCGTGCCGTACTCCCCGATGGAGAGCAACCGCGCTGTCCTTCAGGAGCAGTTCAAGGCTGCGATGCAGTTCCTCATGTCGAACCCGATGATTGACCAGGTCGAGGTCACCAAGCAGTTCCTCGAGGTCTTCGCTCTAAGCCCGCGCCTGTTCAAGGGACCACCCCCGCCCATGATGCCGCCTGAAGCGATGGCGGGTCAGACCGCAAACGCTGCAACCGGTATCGCTGCCGCGCCCCCGCTGGACGAGGCTGCTATGGCGCAAGCTGCTGGGATGGGCACGACCGAGGCATCGAACATGCCACCCGTTCAGGCCGCGATGGCTGAGCGTGCGGCTCAACCCGTCACCTCTCAGGAGACGCTCGCATGAGCTTCGTGACCCATGACCTCCACTGCACCGCAGACCATTGGGAGAGCGACGTAGTCTACCGTCGCAACGATGGACCTACTCCCTGCCCTGAGTGCGGTGGCTCTCGCGTAGCTGGATGGCTCCCGGTCGATGTCCGAACGGTCAACTACACCACGCAGATGTGGAAGCCGTTGAAGCACGACGGTGTGACCTACGAGTCTCGCGAGGACTGGACCGCCTACAAGGCGGCAGTTGAGCGCAACACGGGCCAGAAGATCGTGGAAACGACCAACAGCGATAAGCATGTGCGTGCAGACGAGTTCCGGCATCGTGCCTGGGCGACTCGGCAGGCGCATGGTCTCGACTCCACTCAGTGGCGCGAGATCGTAGGTGAACGTCAACGTGGGTACGACCCGCTTTCAGGGAGGACTATTCGTCATGGCCGATGAAATGATGCCGTCCGCAGAGGACATCAAGAGCACGATCAGCACCATCGTGGACAAGGCTGAAGCGGAGGGCAAGCTTGCTCCTCTCGCTGCGCTCATCTCCGAGATGAAGCTCCAGACAACGCCCAAGGCGTTGTTCCTCGCGGCCCAGACCCGCGACGAGATGCGTGGCAAGACGCCCGACGAGCTTGCCTCGATGATGCGCGAGAAGCCCACGGTCATCAACATCATCCTGTCTACCGCTCCTATGGGCGAGGACATGGAGGAAGAGGGCACCGAGGAAGAGATGCCCGCTGGCGAGAACGTGAAGACCAAGATGGACGCCATGAAGAAGTCTGCGAAGGCTTCCGACATGGAAGAAGAGGACATGGCCGACGAAGAGATGGCGAAGTCCTACAAGTCCAAGATGATGATGTAGCTAGACCAGACCACAAGCAGGAGAAGCACGATGGAAACCGATACGACGACCGCATCGGCGGGAGAAGTTGATACCTCGACAGGGGGCGCAGTCTCTGACGCTGCATCTGTCGCTGGTCTTGCTTCTCCTGCTGCTGCTGCTAGCGGGTCAGAGGCTGCGCCCTTTGAATGGAACGGTGAGTTTGAGAGCCTGAGCAGGGCTGATTGGTGGGCAAAGCTCCCCGAAGATGTGCGTCCCGTGCTGGAGAATGGACTGAAGTCCAAGTACGGCAACTGGCAGCGCGGCTACCAGAGCAAGTTCGACGAGTTCAAGAAGGGACAGCAGACCTGGGAGCAAGAGCGCACCCAGATGCGGTCGGAGATGGAGAAGGTCAAGCAGAACCGTGACTGGTTTGAGCGGATGCTCTCTGCCGACGACTCCACCGCAGAGATGCAGGGCAAGCTCTCTGAGCTAGAGCGGTCCTTGCAGGAACGCGATGCTGGCATCAACGACTGGAAGGGTCGCTACGAAGCCCTTGAGACGGAGATTGCCAACCGTGAAGCTGAAACGGAGATGGACAAGCTCAAGTCTGAGTACCCCGACATCTACGAGGACTACAGCGAGGATGCGAATGGGGCTCCCATGGGCGCATTCGCTGAGTACTTAAAGTTGTTGGAAGCCGGATACGAGACGGATCGGGCTGCAAAGATGGTGCGAGCCGTCATGCCCCAGAAGGCACAGCCTCCAGGCCCACGTTCGGTCGAGCTGCCTGCGTCCGTAAGGCTCTCGCAGCCTGCTGGGAAGGCACCTCCTGCCTCGACCATGAAGCGTGAGCGTGAGTTCTCCTCGTTTGACGATGCCATCCGCGCGATGAAGTCTATGGCTCGGTCGGAACCCGACGACGAATAGCCTTGCAGGTAGGGGCCGGTGCAAGTAGTCCTAGCATGCACCCCCCACCACAAGCGTCGTAGGCTGCGAGGCACGACCGAGATGAGTGGGCAGGGAAGGCGAGCAAGCGTTCCTCCCTTCACCCACTACGGAGCCTACAATGGCTGTCTCTGTTGAACTTCTGAACACCACGCTGGCTGACCTCAAGGGTCCGCTGGTTAGCGCGTTCCTCCAGAACGTCCCCACCTTCCGCGCGCTTGAGAAGAAGGGTCGCATCACCTCTGATGGTGGTACCTTCATCGAGCGTCCGATCATGAGCGGTTCGCCCGCTCGCGGTACCGGTATCTTCAACGGCGACGAGACGCTGGACATGACCCGCTACAAGCGGAGCAAGAAGTACCAGGTCGAGTTCCACCGCGTTGTGGTGCCGATCAACATCCCGAAGAAGGAACTCCTCCAGAACAAGGGCAAGCTCGGAGCCATCAAGCTCATCGAGAACTACCCGAAGGTCACGATGGACGGTCTGTCCGTTGACATGGAGAAGTACCTCCTCACCGGCTCGTCCGCTGGCATCGCCATCGACAGCCCTGAGCTTGCGGGCTTCACGACCTTCAACGGTCAGTTCGGCGCGGGCGTCGGCACGGGCGTGACGAACGGTCTTCTCGACTTCCTCGCCCCCGGCTCGCAGGTCGACCCCGTCCAGAACGTGACGAAGTCGCTCGCGGACTTCCACTACAACCAGTTCAACACCATCACCGCGTTTGCGACCGACGGCATCAGCAAGCTCCGCAAGACGTACCGTCAGTGCGCGCAGTTCGCTGGCAAGCCCAACGGTGGACCGGACATCATCGTGATGGACGACGACACCTTCGGCAACTACCAGGACGCGAAGCTTGACCTCGTCCGCCTCACTGCGCTCCCGCAGGGCACGGACAAGGGCAATCTTCTTCAGGATGTCATCGGCGTTGGCGGCGTGTACGCCTCTGCGCTCATCAACCTCAGCACGGACTTCACCAGTGCTGCGGCGAACGGCGTGACGTACATGATCAACACCGACTTCCTTGAGCTGGTGTACATCCAGAAGATGACGATCTCGGACTTCACCGACCAGATCGCGCAGCAGGATGCCGTGACGGCGAAGGTCGAGTTCCATCACCAGATGGTCCTCACCAAGTTCCCCGCCCACGGCTGCGTTGCTGGCGGCTCGATCTGAACCTGAACAACTAGGAGGTCATACTCTCATGATGCCCGAATTTCAAGCAGATGTGGTCACTGCCATCAGTACCACCGCCCTCTACAAGCTCGGCTACAAGGTCACCACCAGGGATGCTTCTGGCACCAAGTTCTGGCGTTACGTCAAGAATGGTTCCGGGGCCAGCTTCAAGGTTGGTCAGGGCACGATGATCAAGAGCGGCAGCGCGACCTACGAAGCGGACGTTTCCACGGCCGCAGCGTCTCACGCTCGCTTCCTTGGCGTGGCCCAGGTGTACACGCTTGACAGCGTGCCTAGCCTGTTCCTCAACCTGCACTTCGGCTTCGTGCAGTGCGAGGGCTTTGGCAAGGTGTTGGGGATTGCTGCTGGCGTTGCAATCAACAGCTCTCTCTCCTGCGTTGCCGCTGGCGAGTTCGACGTTGGCACCATCGGTGCTGTTGACCTCGTCGCGTTCAACCCTGTGGCTCTCGCTGCGGGCGTTGTCGCTGGCTCGGCGTACATCAAGTCCGTCTAGTCTCTAGGGGCGACACCGGGGGCACCGTAGGCTACATGCTTGCGGTGCCCTTTGGCGTAGGAGGTTCGCATGAACAAGAAGGAATGGCGCGACCGTCTGCTTACCATCCGTGCGTGGAACGCGGACACGACCAAGAACTTCTCGTCGGAACTCGATGACGTTCTGAACCTCGCGCTCTCCCGGCTGGCAAGCGATGTGCCTGCTGCGATCATCCCCGACATCGACCACTTGGTTGTAAACAAGGACTTCTCGCAGGCTGACCTTGGTCGCGGCATCTCGACCACAACGGACCCCTACGTCCTTACCTTGGGGCTGAGCGGCACGCTGAACCCGACCATTGATGGAACGTGGAACGGCATCTACGACATCGAGTTTCAGGACTCTAGTGGCGAATGGCATCGACGTAAGTGCCGCGAGTTCTGGGAGCACCAGGTTGTAGGCCCATTCTTTGGTCAGTACTTGGTGTCGTTGGACCGTCCCATTCAGTCGTCCTTGGGCAGCTTCACGAACGTGAACTTCCGGCTGAGCCAGACTGAGTTCTTCTTCCATGACGACGTAATGGAAGTGGTCTACGGCCAGATCCACGACCCAGAGATTAGCCAGATCATCCCGCTGCCTGAGACGTTCTCCAGCTACATGGAGCACGACAACATCCGTGGCAGCGTCGTTGGTCGCCCGCAGTACGTGGCTCGCAGCAGGCACTACCACCTTGAGGCACCCATGCGTGCCCCGGTCGTGGCGGCAGGATTGCAGAATACTTGGATAGGACCAGAGCCCATCGGCACGTTTGAGTACGTGTTCACGTACTGCTGGGGCTATCGGGACGACGAGCGACAGAGCGACTTCGGTCGCTTCGACCCGCTCTGGGAGTCGGCACCGTCTCCCGTGTCGGTTGCTGCCACCGTGACCGCTGGCTCCGTCATCTTGACGCTGCCCGAGATTGACTGGCAGCTCAACTTCGGTGACAACACGACGCTCCGCTACGGTCGCAGCGGCATCTACAAGCGCGTGTACCGTCGCCGGTCGGTGACGGGAGCCACCCCTTCGCACCCGACGATTGAGGCTCCGTCCATCTACCAGATGATGACCGATGTCAGCGGCGAGATTACCTCGTTCACGGACAACGGTACGGTCATCCCGGACTACAGCAAGCGTCTACCTGAGAGCCACGGGTACTACGCCTACCGGAACTTCCCGCACCAGGACCGTCGATACGAGATGGACTGGCGGGTGCGTCGTCGCCCGAAGAAGCTTGTCAACGACCAGGATGTGCCGCCCATCCACGTTGACTGCCACGATGCGCTTATCGAGCTTGGCCTCTACTACCTCTCGCTCATGGACCGCCAGCAGACGGATGCGGACACGCATCTCCAGCGGTACCTGACGCTGCACCTTCCCAAGATCAAGGCGCAGTACGCAAACCCTGCACGCATTATCCCTGGTATTCCTTGGTTCGTGCAGAACTACCCCAACCGTCGCTTTACGGGTCTGCGGTTCGGGCCGATGTCTAGCTGACCCGTAGTCACAACAGGAGAAGCATGTCCTCACCTCAGAAGTACGAGAAGCCGGTTCCCGGCGACCGCTTCATCAGCGTCTGGCCCAGCGGCGAAACCGAAGAAGGGTTCGTCATTGGCGTCAAGACTGCGTCGGACGGTCAGTGGAACGCCGTCGTCAGCAGCGGCTTCCGCAACAACCACCGCGTCGGCAGCGGCGATACGTGGACCGACCGGAGCCACTGGCATCCGGTGGACATCGACAACCTTCTCTGGCCTACGAACGTCGAGGTGGAGCCATCCGCTCCGTTCGACGGTGAAGCCATCCTCGACGCGATTCCGGCAGTCGTTGACAGCAAGAAGGCGCGCAAGGCTACCTTCTCCAATAGCGGAGACTGAGAAGACCCATGCCGTACAACCGCGAGGTAGTCGGGCTTCCGACCATCGAAAGCAACAAGACGTATGCCCCGGATGCGTTCGCGTACCAAATCGTGAACTTCCAGCACTCGCCTGACGGCACCCTCTCGGCAGTACGTGGTCCTTGTCCGTACTTGAACCTTGAATGGAGTGGTAGGCTCTACGGGGTCTACCACTCCCTGCTCGACCAGGGCACGCGCGACATCCTGTTGGTGCGCGCTGGCACCGCCCTGTTTGAGCAGAGCGGCTTTGCGGCATTGACGTTTACCAAGCTCCACGAAGGGCTGACAAACTCTGGGAACTACAAGTACCCGGACCAGTTCTGCGATGTGGGTGGACGCATCGTATGGGCGAACGGGTACGACAGTCCGCTTGTCTACGACGGGTACATCCGGCGCAACCAAACGGTTGGGACAGACCCGCTGTTGATGACGCTTGGCTACGACCGTGCGCCAAGTAGCCCCACCGTCATTGGCCCACAGGCAGGTAGCAGCAACTTGAACCGCGCAACGAACTACTCTGGGTACTCCCATCCGGGTGGCATCGGTACGATCTCCAGCAACATGACCGCAGCCGTCCCTGAAGCAGCGGATGCCAACGACGCTGCCATTCAGCTCATGCTTGCCGGGAACTGGAACTACCACGTTCAGTACGAGGACTGCTTCGGCAACCGCAGCAAGCTCTCGGCAGAAGGCTCCGTCCGCATCCAGCAAGAGCAGACGCGACCGATGTACGTCGAGAACATCACCATCTTGCTGAACAAGGAAGACATCAAGGATCTTGGTGTCAACGCAGTCAACGCTGATGACCTGACGCGACAGTTCTGGGTGGACAACATCTCCACGGGACCAACAGGCACGGTCGCGCGCATCATGTACCGCACGCCCGACACGCTGCACCGGGACAGCACACCGCGCTTCCTGTGCCGCATCCCTGACAACGAGACGACCTCGTGGCCCGACGAGGTATCTGACGGGCTGCTGGGTGCGCCTGCGGTTGACTACATCACGGTGCCGACGTTCAAGGTGATGTGCCCGTGGCAGGGTGGGCTTGCCATCGGCAACACGACAGCGAACCAGGGCGTCGTGTGGATTAGCGACCCCGGCTTCCCTGGTTCGTTCCGCACCGACAAGTACATCTACCCAGACCCCAACGGCAGCGAGGTCACCGGCCTTGCAGCGTTCAACGGGAAGCTGCTTGCGTTTACTGAGCGGAACGTCTACATCATCGAGGAAGCAAACGGCGTCCTTACCTCCAACCCGTTGACCAACGGCATCGGGTGCGTGGCTCCATCGAGCATCGCTGCGACCGGGGCTGGTGTCCTTGTGTGGCTTGGTCGTGACGGGTTCTACGCCTTTGATGGCAGCGGTGTGAAGTACATCAGCGATGCCATCGAGCCCAGCATCCGCAGGCTCTCTTGGCAGCGAGCATCCCGCAGCGTGGCGGTCTACAACAAGCTCACGCGCGAGTACCTCTGTGCGGTGACCGAGGCAGGCCAGTCGTCTCCCAACCTCCTGCTGTGCTGGGACGGTGAAGGCTGGCGCGAGCAGCGGCACAACCTGCTCTACAACAGCATCTGCGCGACCAAGGATGTGCGTGAGTACATCATCGGTGCCTCGCATACGTCGGAGGCGGCAGGCCAGAAGCTGGTTGTGCTCGACCATGAGAACCGCACCTACGCCTCGCCCATCACGACGTTCTCCTACAAGAGCCGGTGGCTGAAGATTGACGGTGCGGGCCTCACGCGCTTTAACGCTGCCACGCTCTACGTCGGCTTTCTTGAGAGCAGTAGCGCAACCATCGTGGTGAACTGCTACCGCAACGGTCGATGGGACGAGGTGGTTGCCAACGGTGAACTGACGCTAGTGGCTGACGACAGGGCTGCGGTCTTCTCCACCAGCATCTTGGGCACGGCTAAGACGGCAAGCCCTCGCCTCTACTGGAAGCGGTTTGACATGCAGCTCCGCAGCGTCGATAGCTTCGCGTTTGAGCTGGTCGGTACGCCGACTGATGCTGAGTACATCAACATCGCTGCGTTTGCGTTCGACGGTGTTGTTGCCGCCGACCGTGGCGCACGCATTAGTCGGGGCTGAGCATGTCCACCGTCTTCCCTCCGCGTGCGTTTAAGGGTTCCGAGATCGTTGATCCTGCGTGGCTCGACAAGACGTACCAGCCCATCGCTGAGAAGATCTTTGGCCGCATCAACGAGCAGGACATCCGTAGCGGTGCGTTCCCCATTGCCAAGGTGTACGTGGCGAACGGCACTTACTCCTACGACAAGGGTGCGTACACAAACAAGTGGCTGAACGCAGGGACAGTAGACCCTGGCTTCGGTGCTGCGGTCAGTGCTGCCTCGCCTAGCGGGTGGTTTGAGAACGGCACTTCGGTGGACTACAGCATCGCGTGGCAACCCATCTCGTCTATGAAGGTAGACATTACGACTGGGGAGGATGTGCTCTGGATCGTTGGGATGACGCAGTACGCGACGTTTAAGGGCACTGGAACCTCGTTGGTCACGCCAACTACTCCGTCTGAGGACGAGGCTCGCGTACAGTTTGCTATCCGCATCGACGGTTCCGTCGTTGAGGAAACCATCACGGGGTCGAACATCTACCCTGACCCGACCAACCAGATGCTTTACAAGGGCACAGCGGACACCGACAACTACGACTACCGTCATCTGCGGACAGTGCAGAACACCGAGGGCATTGGTGGTGCTGCTAAGCCGGTGAGGCTGACGTACTCTGCACCGGTTGTGGAAGGCGACCACCTTATCGAGGTCGTTGTTCGACGCCTGCCTCAGAGCGACGGCAACCTAGACAACCAGCCTTCTTCTGGTCAACCAGGCATCGGCAGCGAAGTTCGCCTCTACAACAGGCAGATCTTCGTACTAGCGTGCAACGCCTATGGCGACACCGTATCAACGATGTCGGCAAGCGGTGTGAAGTCCTTTGATGAGAACGAGGTGTTGTCGCAGGCAAGCCTGTTCACCAACCGCCTCTCGGTCGTAGCCAACCGCATGAACATCCTGCCTTCCCAGAGCTTGGAGCGTGGAGCTTTGCGGCGCACGCATCTGCCGCGAGCGGTCAACACGCTGGACCTCAAGTCCATCAGCGATGATGACCCTAAGACCTACACGCAGATCTACGACAACTTCAACGACAACGGAAACTGGGAGACGGTGCAGACCGGTAGCGGTACGCTGCTTCGCATCACCAATTCCGGTGCTGGCTGGAACCTCGCCACCAACCCCGGTTGGATGATCATTATGGCGAACGTGCAGCTCTGGGACATCCGCCAGATAGCGGGTCTTCTGCGTTCATCAGTCATGGGCTGCTTCACCATCCGCGTGTACGACGGGGCTGCGTACCACAACGTGATGAACGGTCTGACTGAGGTCTTCTGCACCAACGACGCCTTCTACCTGAGCGGACCAGGTGGTGTACCTGCAAAGAAAGAAACGGACTTTGCTTTTGAGGATGTCCCGCTCTTCCTCGCGGTTGATACCGCTGCGCTTGCAGGCGACATTGGTGGCAACGTCATTCAGTACATTGAAGTCTCCGTCGCTGGTTGGCGTGGCAAAAACAGCGGCTTTGCCGACTTGAAGACTAACGGCGGCTTCCTTACTGCGTGGATTCAGGAGCGATAGAGATGCCTACCGTCACTCTGCCCTACGTCCCTTCCGATGGAGCTGCGCTAGACGCTGACCAGCTCAACCGCGACTTCTACTCAGCTACGGCTGGTGAGAGCGTGTACGAGGTGAGCAACGGGAACTTGGAGGCATTGACCAACTTCAACCCCTTGTTCTTTGTGTTCAACGGCATGTTGCGACCAATGGATGTGGCGTACGCGCAGAGCATCGGGGTTGTGCAGTCGCAGGACTTCATCGACCAAGTATGGGGCGTGGGCGACAAGCAGCGCAACGTGCCTGGAGCGTGCATCACTTGGTACCAGCGCGAGCCTGCATCGGTGACGGTGATCAACATCGGCTACCATATGTCGTGGTGGCGCACGCGCGAAGGTGTCGCTGGTGGCGTTGATATTGTCGGTCCTAGCATCTTCACCGACCTGTTCCTCGATGACAACGCTACACCCGTCGCTGGCATGACGCGACGGTGCCCGATGTCCGTACTTCCGTCTCCCTACGGTGGCTCACCCATTACGGCATGGGGCATCAACGAGGCTGTGCTGGCTCGCCACCAGAACCTGCACTTCAGCATCAAAGATCTTACGGCAGGGTGGCATACCGCATCGCTGCGTATCCGCGTGACGCAGAACAGCCAGAACATGCCGACGGCTAGTCCGCTCTACGCACAGCCAGATTCCATCATCCAAGCGCAGCATCGCGTTAGGATGCGAGTACGAAACGCGACCGTCCTTTCTCTGTGGTGAGGTGACCGATGGCCGGGATGTATAGTCAGATTGGTGGCACGCTTGGAACCGCCGCTGGGACCGCTATTGGTGGTCCTATTGGTGGAATGGCCGGTGGCATCGCTGGCAAGAAGGCTGGCGAGTACTTCGACAAGTCTCCCGAAGAGAAGCAGCTTGAGGCTATGCAGAAGGCGCAGTTTGCCAAGCTGAAGCGTGGCGACAACCTTGGTCTGTCGCAGGCTGAGAAGTCCTCGATGACGATGGGCACTCAGCAGAACGCTGCCGCCCTCCAGCAGCAGACGGCTGCACAGAGCGAACGCCTCGCCGCATCCGGTACCGTGAGCCCCGCTGCCGTGTTCCAGGCTCAGCAGATGCAGGGTAAGCTGGCGCAGGATGCCGTTGCCCAGGGCCGCATGCAGGCTGAGCAGCAGTCTCAGTCCATTGCTGAGCGGCGCAACCGCGAGTACTCGGCCATGCTTCGCCAGCGTGCGATGGAAGAGCAGCAGAAGCGTGGTATCCGTGGCAAGGAAGGCGAGATGACCGTGCAGGAAACGCCTGAAGCAGACAAGTTCTCCCAGTACATGGCGGATGAGCTTCCTGCCGGTAGTAAGGGTTCCGTCTACGGCTTGTTCAACGGATAAGGAGACATCATGGCTACCCCTACTGTTCCCGCCTCCCAGTCCGCTGCGGTTATGTCCGCTCAGATCCGTGCTAGCTCCGCACTTACCGAAACGAGCCTTGATGCAATCGTGAAGATCTACGGGCAGTCTCGCGACATCATGTCGAAAGAACTGCTTCAACTCTACAAGTCCGTCACGTCTACGCGAGGCGAGCTTGGCAAGCTGGGTCAGGACACGTTCATTGAACTCGCAGACTTGAGCAGGGACTACTACAAGATCGCTAGCGCGGGGAACGTAAACCCCAAGGATGCGCTGGATGCGTACATCAAGATCCTTGGTCTTGAGGCCAAGATCAACAAGGACATGGCTGTTGATGACAACCAATTGTTCTTGAACCTCGAAGCCCGCGCAGGCGCGGTTGCCCCGAAGGGAAGCCCCGACTGGGATGCGGCGTTTGCACAAATGTTCTTGGATGCTGAAGCCGGAAAAACCGTGTCACAGTACCGAGTCGGCAACTATGACAGGGCATCAAAGATACTTGGTGGCGACCTTGCTTCCGTATCCGCAGACCCGCGTGCAGCCGCGCTGGGTGCTGATGTTCAGCAGCGCAAAGAAACCTCGTCTCG